CCTCCTTTACCACCACCAGCACCTCTAATAAGCTTTAAATTATCTTGTTTCATTATGGAGTGTAGTCCTCTGGTTCAATTCCTGAACTTATTACAGCTCCTCCTACAATCATTTGACCATAACATACTGGAATAGCTGCTCCTTGTCTTGTAGTATTAACTGGCCCATCAAAACCATAACTAGGAGTATCTTTTGGCCTCTCTGTAGTTTTTGGAGTAGGGGCTAATAAATTAGCTACTCCACTCAATACTAAGGACATACCTAGTTGAACCGACATACCTGCTAATGTAGCTCCCATACCTGTCATTACAGAGCCTCCAAAAGCTGTACCACCTGTTAAAGCCGCTACAGATTGAGCACCTACACCATATGAAGCTCCTCCAAATAAGGTAGGAGCCATATAGGGAGCCATAATTAATAATGCACCTAATACTATCATACCTAGACCAGATTTTTTAGCTCCAATAATTACGGGAATTATTTTTATTTCCTGTTTACCAGAAGGATTGTACAATTCATTTTTATTTTCAATATAACTCTTTCCTACTATTACTTTATAACCTATATTATTTTTTTCGGAATTTACCATATAGGATCTAAAGTTAGGGCAATTTACATCCAGTGCTCTAATAGCTTCAGATGGGGAATTTATATCTAAGTCCCATTCTTTTCCGAATCTATTACCTAATTCACCATATAATTTTACTTTTTTTAACATAATGATATGTGCCTTAACCTATGTGTAGTATGCTTTCTCCAATAGCCTCCGTATATCTCTCTATTAGACATTCTACCATGAACATGATGTATTATTTTATCATTTCCTATATAAATAGCAGCATGATTAGGAACTGGAGAGACTAATTGAATTAAAAATACATCGTATAATTTTATATCATCATTAACAACTATAAAACCTTGTTCTTCATAGTTATCTAAATATCTATTTTCTCCTTTATCCCACCATTCTACTTCACCTTGAAAACACTCAAAATTTATACCTAACTCATCTTTATAATAATCTCTTACTAAAGTACAGCAATCTAGAACTCCATATGAAAACTGTCTTCCTAATAAAGGTGCTTTATAATTATCAGGTTCCCAGTAATGTAATTTATTCCCATTCCAGCTAAGAATATACCAAGGCTTTTTTGAAGTTTCGCAAGCTACTAGGTCTGCCTGGGAAGGTTGAGGACCTTGGTTAGGGTGAGAATGACAAATAGCTACTATATCTCCTGTATCTTCAGCATCTGCATAACTAATGGGATCTATAATAAAGTGTTCTTCTGCTGTAGGAGCTATATTATTAGCTCTGTAATACTTCTCTTTACCTTTTATATTAAGTACGAATCCACAAGCTTCTTTAGGGAATTCTTCAATAGTATGCTGTCTAAAACTTTCCAGAGTTTCTTCATTCATCTCACCGTACCCATATTAATACCAGCTCCTGGAAAGCCTCCATAAGGAGTTTCGGTAGGTTCTGGAAATCTAAGTTCACAAGCCGTAAAAGTTTTAGCACATACATCATCTGCAGAATTAGTTACAGAATTATTACTAATATCCCAATAATTTGTTCCAGTATAACCACATTCGGATCCTTTATATGCCCATACACAAGTATTAGCAATAATAGAACGTCCTGGAAGTTGTATTCCTTGTACATCATGTGCTGCTGTTAATTCAAATTGTATATGAGTCCGGGTTTCTAAAACTTTTCTATCTACGTACCATACTTCATCGACGAAATGTGCCGTATCATCTGCAATACTATTAGCATACCAGGTTCCTCCTGCACTAATACAAGAAGTTGAGGTATAATCTGTCCAAGTTCCTGTAGATCCATTTTTATTAGAATCTAAACAATCTGCTTTACTTTGACTATAAGGAGAGCCTCCCGATTCTGCACTACAAGTTCCAGCTAAAGCTGCTCCTCCTACATAACAATACTCATCTAAGTATTTAACAAAGGTTCTTTTTCTGGTTACTTTAGCCCCTACTAAGTCATCATAGTTAGATATTAAAGAGGTAAGAGCAGAAGTAATATTAGCTATAGTTAATGAAGGTCTAGGAATTGCTCCTACTCCTGAGAATTCAAAACCTTCAGCTTGAACTGGAAAAGGAGCATATATATTACCTTGCCAAACTATTTCCTGTAATTGTTCATTACTTCCAGAGTGCCATCTTAATATATCAATTGAACTAGAAGCACTACCTGTAGATAAATCCATTTCAAATAAATGAACAATAGCTCCGGGGTCTAGAGTGACTATATCACTTGAAATTTTATCTGACATATATTAACTCCTACGGTTCAAATACTCTAGTAAATTTTGCTGAAATAGTTCTTATACCTTGCACAGGTTCAATTACATTCCACTGTGTACAAATAAATTTTTTATAAGGATAAATAGTATAAGTTTCTCCACTTGCCATTATATCAGAGCTTAAAGATAGCTGAGTACCACTATCAATAGCTAAAACTGTCGCTGTATTACTTGCAGAATCAGTAACAGTAGTATTTAGATAACGTTTAGTAAAATACTGACTAGTATCTATTAATTTTTTAGTAGCAGTACTTGTAGTAGTACTACCTATATCGTAGCCTGGAGGATACCAATCAAAACCGCTAGTACCATTTAAATCCTCAAAAAATTTAATAATCTTATTAGACTCTGCATAACTTCTATTTTTCCAAGTTAAAGACCATTCTTCTGGTATATTATTGATACCAGCAGCTACTCGCTGCTGGTATCCATCACCATAACTTGCTATAAACGTTCTAGGTTTTTGGTCTGCTTTTAATCCCCTATCTGGAGTAATATTTATATCTGTATTAAAATTTGCCATTATCTATGCCTACTTAATAGTCCTCCAGGTCGTTGCTGTTCAACTAGTTCAGATTGAACTGCTTGAGAAATCATATAACCTAGTTGTTCTGCAGTATCTTTATCCATTCCATCCTGTCCAGAAGTCCTTTGAACATCAGTTTTAGCACTTCCAGAATCATCTACATTAACATTAATAGTAATACTATTATTATTTGTAGTAGGGCCTTTAGACCCATTAAATTTATCTAGAGGTATTACTGCTTCTGGTCCTGCTTCTCCGACTAAAGCCGCTGTAGGATGAGTGACGATTCCACCTTTAGCTAGTGCTGTTAATCTTCGGAACCCTTTTATAACACCTCCACGAGCAAAAGCACCAAAACTTCCATTATCACCACCATCATCTGAAGAAGCTCCTCCATCTGAGCCTCCATCTGAACCTCCAAATCCGGAATTAAAGGAAGAAGCAGCATCATTGAAAGATCCTAAATCAAAACCTCCTGAAGCTCCTGCGAAACCTGTACCACTCGCCATAGTTCCACCGAAATTACCGTCACTAGTATAAGATCCAGAGAAAGATCCTGCAGACATTCCTGTAAATCCGTCGGATCCATAAGATGGACCGAAGCCTATACTACTACCTCCAAAACCTAAACTTAATCCAAAGCCTTTTCCAGGAGATAATTGAGTCATAACATTATTTTTAGAAAAATTAGCAAAACCAGTTGCTTTAGCTGCTGCTTTAGATTCAGCATCTGCTTTAGCTTTAGCATCCGTTCTTGCTTTATTCTCTGCTTTAGCTGCTGCTTCAGCTGCTGCTTTAGATTTAGCAGCTGCTTCTTCAGCAGCTTTAGATTCTTCAGCTCTCATTTCTGCAGTTACTGGTGTACCCTTTACAGGCGCACTATAAGGTACAGCATAAGATTTTACACTCTTTTTAGAAGCTGCTTCTGCAGAAGCTACTAAAGAAGCTTTACGCGCATCCCGTGCAATAGAGTTTTTAGCTAAGTGTGCAGTTTCCACAGTTACAGGTGCATGTATGCCATACATATCAGCATGGCGACTCCATTGTTCTGCAGTTAAAGACTTCTCAGCCTGTTTGTCTGCTACTCCTTTTGCTGCCTTTTCATTGGCTGCTTTATTTCTACTATCGACTATGTCTGCACCTATATTTAATGCAAGAGCTGTTAAAGGATTTATATTTGCTAAAGTAGTGAGAGCCATCATACCCCAACCATAAGGATGGTCTTCGGGATTAGTGAATTTATCTACTGTATTATTAACTGTATTTTTTCCATAACCTACTATACTATCTATTACATCGCCTTCTTCATAAGGTCTTACCCCTGCAGCAATAGACTTTTTAACATCAGACATATTTAGAGGAACAGTTTCCCCATTTTGCAGCTGTGCTGCTAAAGTCCCATCCCCTCTATTAGTTACAGGTATAGATTTTCTATCTACCATTGGAATAATTGCTTCAGGATATTTACCTTCACCAACTACACCTAGTGTAGGGGTACTAACTGTACCACCTTTTGCAAAGGCTCTGAAACCCCCATTAGGTACCCCACCATTTGCAAATAAACTCATTGCCCACTTCATTATACTACTACCAGCTTCTTTCGCCATACCTTGTAAAATAGCTTGAGAAATTGATTGGAAGAATAAAGCAGCTCCATTCCTTAAAGTAGTACCTAAATCATCAGTACCTTTCCGGAATACCATACCTATAGTTTGTGCAATTGATGCCGCTCCAACGTTAAATACGCCTTCTGCATCTACTCCCCATTGAGTTAGGGTTCTACCCATATCAGAATTAATAATTTGATAAGTTCGTTGCGTTTGTGCATCTGCTTGAACAAAGTATTCATATTGCTGTGCAGTTGTACCTTCATACTTATCTAAAAATTCCTCCTGAGATATTCCAGAAGCACTTTTCTTAGCATCCAAATTCCAAGACTCAAATTGACCTGTTTGCTTATTCAAGTATATATTAGATGCTTTTTGTAATGCTTTAGTATTTCTTTCTGT